CAGCTTCAGTTCACGGCTGACCGTATCCTGCATTCTCAATTCCGCACGGGTACTGCCAACAACGACATCAATGCAATCTACAACATTGGTGCCGTGCCACAGGGCTATCGCGTCAACCACTTCTTGACCGATACCAATGGCTGGTTCCTCATGACTGACGCACCCAATGGTTTGAAACATTACGTTCGTGAAGCTTTGGAAACTGACGTTTTCACTGATTTTACCAGTGACAATTTGTTGGCCAAAGCTATCGAGCGTTATTCGTTCGGTTGGTCTAACCCGCGTGGTTCGTTTGGCAGCTCGGGCGCTACCTGATAACCCCGAAGGTTAAATAGAGAACAGGGTCATCGTGCCGCAAAATGGTGCGGTGGCCCTTTTCACAACAAAACAGTGAGGCGTCATTATGACAACTTTTTTTGACAGTGTTAAAATGGGGCGTGCGGCCTATAACCGCAATTCCGTCCCTTCTGCTGGGTATGCGGAGGACGAAATTTATGGCGTCCCACTGACTCAGACTTACGTTTACCAAGTTGGTACAGCGTCCACTTCTTTGGCCAGCGGCGTGTTCTATGCGTCGTCTGCCATTGCGGGTACGCTGACCGGCACGGGCGCTTTGGTCAGCAGCGGCGTTGCTACCTTTGACGTTCCGCGTTGCGTGTCCATTACGGCTTCTAGCAACATGTCAACGACGACATTTACCATCCAGGGTACGGATGCGTATGGTGCGCCGCTTACTGCATCTGTGCTTGGCCCGACCGGAAATACCTTTGGCAATTCTGGTTCTGTTGTTACTACGCTTTCGGCCTTTAAGACCGTCACCACGGCCTCGGCTAATGGCGCGGCCACTGGCCTGTTGGCGATTGGTACTTCGGATACCTACGGCTTGCCTTATCGCCTTCAAAACGTGGGCGAAGCTCTTGGGGCTTATATTAACGGTGGAACGGCGTCGATTGCTCCGACTTACACCGGTGGTTTTGCTGCTACGGGCGTTGCCACGGCGACCACCGCTGATGTTCGTGGAACGGTTGCATTGGCTACGGCTGTTCTAGCCAACGGCTCCAGGTACGTCACCTTCCAGTTTGTCACTCCAAACGATGGGACTTTGGCTGGCAGCGATACCAAAGAAAATACGTATGGCGTAACGCCATATTCTGGTTAAATGTAAATCGCCGGGGTATGGCCGTCATGCCCCGGCGTTTATTATTGACGGCAAACTAGGCAAGGAAGTAACCCGTGACAGAATCTCATTTAGCTCAAGCAGCACCTACAGCGATCATGCACGCCCCGACTCGTAAGGCGGTCAACATTATTGCTATGGGTTCAAGCCGTTCCGACTTCTTCCAGGCGCAGCTTATGGAAACGCGCCCTGAAATCCTGCAAAACGCGGAAACGTGGTGCATTAACTATATGGGCGCACAAATTCGTTGCGACCGTATTATTCACGTTGACCCCGTTCACCCCTATTTGGGCCACCCCGTTGTCCGTGATATGTGCGAATACGCGCTGAAGGACAACACCCCGTTCTATACGTCGTGGCCGCACCCGCGTTATCCTAACCATGTCGTTTACCCGTTTGCTCGGGTTATGGCTTCGTTTGGCGGAATCACCTATTACAACACCAGCGTTTCGTATGCTATCGCGCTGGCTTTGGCCGATGGGTTTAACGAAATTGGCCTGTTTGGATGCGATTTCTCATATCCTGATGTGCATTTGGCTGAATCTGGCCGTGCATGTTGCGAGTTCTACATGGGTATTGGTACTCAGCGCGGTGTTCGTTTTGCCGTTGCCCAGAACTCAACACTGATGGATATGTACAACCGCCAGCAGCCTTACGGCTGGTTTGTTGACCCCAACCATCCCCCTGGCATGGGTGGAAAAATAATGACTGCTCAACAGATTTTAGCTCATGAAGAGCGCATTAAGAATCCGCCTAAACTAGCTGCTCAGTTTCAAGTAATACAAGTAGCTAGTCCTTCAGTTATTCAGCCAATTGCGGCTCCGCAGCCAGCTATGGGTGTTGGCGGAGAACATGCTATGTATGATGCTATGTTGGGAGGGCCACTCCCATTAAGAAATGGCCATGACCCTTCTTCTATTGGAGTAGCAAATGCGCCCAGTAATATTCAGTTTCCCCACACAAACGGTTAACAGCGTTTGTGCTACGCAGACGACTACGGCCACAGATCAGTCCCTTGTTCTTAATGGATCGTTGTCTAATTTTAACGCTGGTGTAACGCCTTTTGCGGTAACTGTAGCGCCAGGTATTCAGCGGTCGATTACGCTTACATCAACGGGAAATATTAGCTCATCGACCTTTACAATCTCGGGTATTGATACGTCTGGGTATGCTGTATCTACAACGCTTACTGGGCCAAATAACGGTACGGCCACTACTGTGGCCGAGTTCTTCAAAGTAACAGCAATTTCAGTTGGGACTATTGCAACTAGCGCATTCACGGCTGGTGTCGGGATTACCGGCACCAGTCGCTGGGTTGTGATTGATAATTATCAGAATCCAGTGATTACGTCCGTAGCGATTACTATGAATACAGCCACAACTTCTTTAGTTTCAATTCAACACACCTTTGATCCGATCTCTACGACCACAACTCCAACGGTGACTGCGGCTACGGGGTTGAGTTCAGTTGGAACTTCCACGAACCTTACTTATAACGAAAATGCCACAGCTTATCGCGCCATCTTTCTTGCCAGCACTACAGCTACTGGCACAATGAACGTCAACTTTAACCAATCGGGTTACTAACCCTGATGGCCCGTGGCAAGAAAGACCAAATGCGCGGGATGACGGTTTCAGGCGGCTACAAGTTGTCTGTAGCTAAGGGCGCTGGTTTGACCGCTAAGGGTAGGGCTTCAATCAATCGGCGCACAGGGAGCAATTTAAAGCCCCCTGCGCCGAACCCTAAGAGCAAGGCTGATGCTGGCCGTAAAAAAAGTTTTTGCGCTAGGTCGCAAAGCTGGACTGGCGAACGAGGCAAAGCCGCTAGAAAAAGATGGGCGTGTTAAATGACCCTTACTGGAACATATGATTTTGGCGTTAATACTGAACTTGATAGCGTAATCGTTGAAGCTTACGAACGTATAGGGCGTCAGGCTTCAGATTTGTCTGCTAACGACGTTCAAAGTGCCATTCGCAGCCTTAGCTATCTGTGTGCCGAATGGGCTAATAAGGGCGTTAATCTTTGGGAAGTATCTCTTAATAATTCTGCTTTAACCCAAGGGCAACAAAGCATCACATTAAACTCAAAAAACGTAGAAGTTTTTCAAGTTTACAGACGCACCACCAGTGGCGGAATTAACACTGATATTATGCTTTCTGCTATTAGCCGCGCTGATTATGCTGGCATACCAAACAAACAACAACAATCTTCGCCAACGCAATATTATTTTGAGCGCACCATTACGCCTACAATGTATTTGTGGCCTACGCCAGATAGCTCGGCTTATACGTTGTATTATTACACTATGAACTTCACGCAAGACCCAGGAAATCCCACCAATACTCTAGATGTTCCTCAACGTTGGTTTGATGCTATGGCGGCGGGTATGGCTGTTCGTTTAGCAGTAAAATGGGCACCCGAAAAATCAGGTCTGCTACAAGGGATGGCTGATATAGCTTACCAAGCTGCGGCTGCTGAAGACCGCGAAAAAGTACCTACGGTCATTAAACCAAGTTTACTCGCCGGTAGGTACGCATGAGCCGGTTATCTCCATTACATCGTCGCGCTAGAGCGGCAATAAACATTAACGTAAAAAGTCCTCGATCTGTCGCCGTTTGCGACGGATGCGGCTTTTGGACGATGCACGAACACTTAGTTGAGAAAATGGAGTACCGTGGCGGGTCCGTGCCGGTGGGTACAAAGCTGTACGTCTGCGGTGTTTGCGACGATGTTCCGAACCCGTATTACTCCAAGCTGGTACTTCCGCCCGATCCAGTTCCAATCAAGAACCCAAGGCCCGAAAACCTTTCTCTTGATCCAGAACCCATGTTGTTCATCATTGCGGATTACGATATGCCAATCATTACGGGCGTAAATCCGCAAGACCCGAGCAATGAAGGATTTAACTTTTTAAGTGGAAATAACCCCACTTTAATTCCGGTGCCGTAATGCCAAACGTCCTCATTAGTGAATTAGACCTATCGCCTCAAATTGTTGGGACTGACAAATTTCTAGTCCAGCACATTGCTGGCCCACCGGCTGAATACTGCACGGCGGCTCAGATGGCGGTTTATGTGGCCGCATCTGGCACGACTTATTTTGCCGGGACGGCG